CTTGCTTTCTCTAATCATCTGATTCTTTTTGAATTGAGTATTTTCCATACGCAAGCTGTCAAGTTGACGCTTACCATCTATTAGAGCTTCTTTGATATTTTCGTTGATGAATTTCTCATCAACACCCAAAACCTTTCTAGCCTCTTCTATAGCTTTGGTTGCATATTTGTTTTTAGCAGCCTCTTCTATTTGATTTTTAGCAATGTGCTTGGAAATATACAAATCTAAAAATTCATCAACACTCTCTACAAGAGTATCTCTATCCTTTTTAGCTGTGTTTGTGATGAGTTTCTTATATCCCTCATGTATTGTTAGAAGCTTTTGGTTAAAGTCTTCTGTAATTGCTTTGTGCACAAATTTGATTTTTGCTGTATGATCTTTATCAATAGCAGCAACGGCTTTTTCCGATACTACTTTAAATTTGTCATATTGTGCCTTAACAGCACTCTCTACTTCTAAGTCAAGACGAGCCTGAACTGTTGAATCAATCTTAGATTCAATAAGTGTGGAAATAGCATTTAATGTGTCTTCGGAAAGCAATTCCTTATCCACAGATTCAAAAATAGATTTAAGTTCTTCTGTTATCATAATATTATTTATACTTTTTAGTTTTTTTCTTGTGAAAATGAGGCTTTTACTTTCTCATATTCGCTATCAAGAAGCCCTTTTATTTTTAACTTCATTATGGTTTCTAATTCCCTATCAGCAGCAGCACGGTTTTCTACACTTACATTGTATAGAAGATTGCTTATTTTATTTTTAATTTCGCTCATATACACATATTTACTTTTTTTTAGAAAAAGTTTGAAACTAGTTGGTGGGTGTGTTATTATGATAGGATGAAACTGTTAAAACTTGAAAAGTACGGACATGAATATTGTGGCCCATGCAAAACCATGGAGACTTATCTACCAGAAGTGGTGGAAGAATTGAAAGAAATTGCTGATTTTGAAAACGTAGATACCTACAATGTTGATCCTGAAAAAATAAAGAATGCTGGTATTAGAGCAGTTCCTACACTATTACTATACAAAGAAGGTGTGGAAGTTTGGAGACATGTTGGATTGTTGAGCAAAGATGCTATAGTTGCAAAGGTTAAAGAGTATGTCTAAGAGAAATTTAAAAGATTTGGTGATAGCTGTTGATTTTGATGGAACATGTGTAAAACATGCATTTCCAAGAGTTGGAGAGGATATTGGTGCTGTTCCTGTGTTAAAAAAACTAGTTGAGGCTGGTGCAAAACTAATATTATGGACAATGAGAGATAAGGGTTCTCTTTTTAATGCTGTGCAATGGTTTAAACAAAATGAAATTACCTTGTATGGTGTACAGAGAAATCCAATTCAGCATGAATGGACAAGTAGCCCAAAATGTTATGCATCACTATTTATTGATGATGCTGCATTAGGTGCTCCTCTTATCTATGAGGATGGTGAAAAGCCTTATATAGACTGGAAAAAAGTGGAAGAGATGCTTTTTTAAGCTCTCTTTTTTCTTTTTAACTTTTTTTCCATTTTAGATAATTCTGAGTAGTAAGTTGGAAATTCTGTTAAGTGATCCTTTGCTATTCCAAGAGTCTCTTTTGGAGACTTATGATGTTCTTTTTCAACATCAACACCCTGATCCACAGCAGATTTTCCAAATTTGGAAACTAGTTTCTTATAAGTTTGATCAAATTGAGAGGTCATATATTTTCACCATGTCCCTCTATAATCTCATTAGCCAAATCTCTGATTTTATCAGCACATTTTTCAATTTTATTTCTAAAGCTTTTATACATAGCTTCTTTTGCAAGATCATCTAAATCTGAGACTACAGAAAGAATATCTCTGGCTATTTCCACTTCTTGTATTTCTGATAAGTCTTCATCTTCCATGTCCTCCTCATCCTCTCTAAATCCAGTTTCTGCTTCAACAGAAGGCAGGGGGATAGTTTGACGAACCACTCTTAAAATTTGTGGTTCCATCATCATATTTTCATACAGTGTGTAAAGGTCTTCTTTCATTATAATGATTTTATAAATTTCTCCAAGCTTTCTCTGATGTATTCATTTATAGCATCTCTGTGACGGCTAGGATATTTGGACAATTTCTTTTCTAATTTGTTATATGCTTCTGCAACACGACCATCATCAGAAATAATATATTCCTTATTTTCAAGAATACCGTTTACAAATGCTGTTGCAACACTAGGATCAAAAACATTGTCCACTAAAAGAACTATTGGACTTCTAACACGGTTATAACCATCTGAACTCTCAGAGATTTGCCCCAAACACTTTGTGCTTTTTCCAAATTTCACACCATCATGAACAAGAGACTCTAGAATTTTTCCAGAAGGGGTGCTTAAAATTAAACTTTTTCCAATATAGAAATCAGGGTCACTCTTATCTCTTTCTAAAGAAATAATTTTATCAGCAAGTTTTCCAAGATCAACATCTGGATTGCTAGAATTTCCAGTCCAAAATGTTTTTCCGCTATCATCCATACAATACCAATTAGTATTTTCTGTTACGACACATCCAATAGTTCCTTCATACTCCTCTTCTGTTATATCAATAAAACGAGAGTCTGTGTAGATTCCTTTTGTTTTTGATAAATTTAGTAAAAATAAAGGTTTGGTATTTTCTTTTAATATTTTTCGTCCTTTTATAAAAGAATCTTTTTGACTTATTATGGATATATTTCCCGACAAACCAGATTTGAAAAGACACTCGTTTAAATCATCAATTAGTCTATTACATACAGTAAACACATTTCGGACTTTATATTTTTCATTTATTAAATTAAATCGTCCATCGCCCACATTAAACCAGTAAACTAGATCTGCTAAATCTTCTGATGAAGAATTATTTTTAATATTTTTTGGAATAAATTTAGAATAGCAATCACCTAGTTGAGAAACATATTCGTTTAATCTCTTATCATTAATAACAAATCCTGTTTTTGTTTTTTTCCATTCTAATTCTTTAGGAAATTTCGATAAAAGCTCTGATATTTCTTCCATGAATCGGTCTTTTATCTGGGTAATATGAACTCCATAATGTCTTCCGCCCTTAATATAGTGTCCCTCTGCCAAATATAAACCTAAAAAAGATACAAAAGTATTATAATCTACTTCTATATCTTTTGAAACATCATTTTTATAATTTCCTAATTTTTCAGAAGGAATTCCTTTTAGGTATATACGAATGTGTCACAGCAGAAGAAGTTCTATTATCATATAACTCTTGTGCAGTAGTGTAATAATATTTTCCAGTTCTGTCTTTTAGTAAAATTCTATGATTAGGAGTCATCAATGCATTAATATTACGTCCTTTAATTCTAATCATTTTTCCTTTATAATTAGAATATATTTTTTCTTTTATTTGAGAATACTCTATATTATCGTTGTTGGTATTTAATGTCGCTACTATTTCATCGTCGTTAATAGACTCTAAAGCTTTCCATCCATTGTTGGTCAGAATCTTATAGTTTGATGGTACACAATGGTTTAGTTCTCCACCTCCTCTATTCTGTTCCACATATTCTTTTATATAAGATTCTACAGCAGGAATCATCTCATCCTCCTCATAAATTCTTTTATTCTTATTTCCACGATTCATCATTACATATTGACCTTTGATGTAAGTTCTACGCTCATCTTCTCTGTTGGTCTTCTCTGTCACAAATTCCAAATCGTAGTTTGGTTGTTCAACTATTAATTTTCTAGAAATAATCATACTTTTACTTATATGTATTAAAAATATTTACCGTACACACTGTCATTTGGATTATCAAAATCCTCTTTGGAAATCTCATCAATGTGATTAGTTGACGCATCCTTAGTAATGTCTGTTTCGTCTATAGTGCTTTCTGTCTTTCCGTATAAATCTTGATCTACGGGCATACGAATGAAATTTTCCTCTGGAGCATTAGGTTCATAAGAGTAATCCATTCTTTTTGCAGTGAGTTTCCAAACATAGTGACCTCCCATAAAATCAGCAGGTTTTATTTTGTCATCCTTTTCAGTTACTTCGAAAACCATTGGAGACTGCTCAAAGGGTCTATCACATGCACTATCATCTATAATGAATAAATCACCTGCTAGTGGCAAGACATTTCCCCAAACTTGCCTGAATGCTTTTATGGGAACAAAAATCTGAATATTTAAATCGCTCATAATACCCCATTTGGTTAAGAATGTGTTGTAGGATTGAAAATCTATAATAGCTTTCATTTTTCTTGGCCCTCTGAATTTGGCTGTTGGATTTTCTCCATATATTCTATTACTGTCAGATATACTAAAACCTGTTGACCAATAAGAAATAGCCATACCATAATTATCTGCATAATTTTCCACCATTCCCCTATAGTTGTTCTTTATAGTACTTGTAGAGTCACCACAGGGAGAAACGTAGGGATTGGTAGAAACTGATATTCCTGTCTCTGCTAAATCAGCATAGGGTTGGTTTGGTGCACTAGGATTCAAATTGAATGGAACATTATAGGCCATTTACCTATTTACTATAAATATCAATAGCATTATGCAGGATTATAATTACAACTTTGAAGTACAAACTCTACTAACTCATTTCGCAACTGCTTTTAATGATGTTAAGATTAAGAGATTTGATGGACAAAAATACTACAAAGAAACTATCAAAGTTCCATTCGTCTATGCTCCAAAGAGTCATATCTTGGCTGATATGTTGGGATTAACAGATACAGTTAAACTTCCAATAATGGCTGTAGAGGTAAAATCCCAAGGTAGAGACAATGATAGAGTAAAAAACAAAATATCAGACATCATTTACAAAAATGAGGATGGAACATACACCAACTTACAAGCAGTGCCTTGGAATATCTCTGTACAGTTAAATGTTTTAGCCAAATATCAGGAGGATATGGATCAGATTATTCAGAACTTCTCTATTAATACAGACCCTTACATAATAGTGTCTTGGAGAGAACCAAAATCCAACAGAGAAATTAGAACAGAAATTTTGTGGGATGGGCAGATTAGTTATACCTATCCTGGCCAAGATCAAACACCCAAAGAAGCTCCTTTCAGAATTACAGCAACCACAAATTTCACTATCAAAGGATTTATTTTCAAAGCTAATAAGGAAAACTCAAAGCCTATTTGTACTATAAACACAGACTATGTTTTTACTGATAAATTTTACTGTAACTATGTAGATATGCTGGCATACACCAATAATGCACAAACAGACTCCTACAGCATAACAGGAAGACCTGTCTTGAGATATGTATCACCACACTATCTTGTAGAGGGTCAATCCCCAAAAATAACCCTGAAAGGATATGGCTTTGGAGCAACAGAGGCTGTTTTTGTGAGTGGCTCAAACCCAAATATGTATCCTGGTACAGAATACAAACCTTTTACAGGTTTACCAAGTTTTGTTGCCTATGCAGTTCCAACATTTCAAAAGTCTGACAATGTATTAACCTTTAATCTTCCAAGTCCTAGTGCACATGGTTTTGTGGATGTTATTGCTGTAAATTCTTGTGGATATGGGAAATTAACAAAGGATTCTGATAGATGTAACAGAGTAGAAAACCCATATCCTATAGATGATCCAAATCACTACACTTGGACAGTTTTACAATTTCCGTATTTAAATGGTTTAATTGTTGGTGATTTATTTGATCCATTATATATAGATTACACTAATGTTCAAACAATATATACAGAGGGAGTGTGTGATAGAGAATCATCAATAAATGCAATTAGACAAATAATGGCTCAATGTAACATTTCACTTGCAGAACTATCAGCATCAATGTAGTGTACACTACATTATGATAAAATTTAACAAATGCCGTCTAACAGATACTCTGCTGGATCAGTGGGTATCTACAGAAGTAAACGTCCTTTTAGTTGGAGAGAAAGGGGTGGGAAAGTCCCATCTTATTATGGACACATTTAAAAGAAATAATTTGAAATATGCCTATTTCTCTGGTTCTACTCTTGACCCTTGGATACACTTGCTTGGTATTCCAAAGGCAAAAATGATGCCTGATGGCAAAGAGAAAATGGAGTTTATTCTTCCTGAGAATTTGGATGATGATGTTGAGGCTATTTTCTGTGATGAATGGAACAGAACAAACAAGGTTGTTAGAAATGCACTACTTGAATTGCAACAATTCAAAAGCATTAACGGAAGAAAGTTTCCAAAATTAAAAATGGTTTGGGGTGCTGTTAATCCTCCAAAAGGAGAGGATGAAGAAGGAGCAGACTATGATGTGGATGAATTAGACCCTGCCCAATTGGATCGTTTTCATGTTGTTGTTGAAATGCCTAATGAACCTGATCCAAAATACTTTAAAGAAAAGTTTGGAAGCTATAAAGGTCGTATTCTTGTGGATTGGTGGAAAGAACAATCCAAAGATGCATTGAAAATACTAAGTCCCCGTAGATTGGAATATGTAGGAACTCTTTTTAACAAAGGTTTAGATATCAAATATCTTCTTCCAGTATCTGCTAATGTAAAAGATTTAGTGAAGAAACTTTCTCTTGATGAGAAAGATGATATTGTTCAACAGTTGCTACTAAATCCAACTGATGATGGAATGAAAGAATTTGTTGAAAATAAAACCAATTTCTTAAAATATAGAAACAAGCTGAAAAGTTCCAAATTTTGGATATATTGGAAACATGTTGCTAATGAATTTCTAATAGACGAGATTCAAACAAACGAAAACTTTGCAAACTATGCAGTGTATGAAGTATTAAATAAAAACTCAATTTATACAAAGGCTGTAACAGAAATTGCACAAGCTCATCCTGACTGTGATATTCTTAAGATTATCAAAATATTTCATAATGAGAATTATAAACTGGAACCTATAGATGATCTATCTAACTATGTTTCTAGTC